ACACTAAACTCAGTTTCTATTACAGGTGCCGTAGGTACTACGCAACCTAACGTATCTACGTCCGCTTTAACTGGAGTATCTTCTGCAGGAACTGTTGCAGGCGTTTCTAAAGTTAATGCAGGTGCAGGTCTTTCTGGGGTAACAGGCACGAGTGTCATTGGAGATACTAGTGCATCCGGTGCTGGTAATGTTACCTTATCCGATATTGCACTATCAACAATAGTTGATGATGCAAATTTATCAATTAATATTTCCGAAGTTTTAGCTTCTACTTCTGCTTTAACTGCTGTCGGAACTGTAACAGCTACAGGAGTTGCCTTTGACTTTGAGGCTATCAAAGAAAACTATGACAGAGGTAGAGTTGTATATATTGACAAGATTACGGTCAGTTCGCAAAACCGTACCGCTAATGCCGCAAACGAAAATAGAAAAGTATATGTCAGTGGCGTCACTGTAAGTTCTAAAAATCGCACTGTGCATGTCATGCAAGAAGATAGAAAAGTATATGTTGAAAGGTTCTCTACTTCAGCCGAAAGAAGAGCAAGAGCAGCATAGGAGATTTGAATGTCATTTAGGTGGCCCATAAAAGACCCAGACGAAACCTTAGACTATAGTGTAGATTGGTCACGATTTCTTGGCAGTGGCACTATCAGTTCCGTTATCTGGTTTGTACAAACATCAGAGATTGGTAAGACACAGATTAATGCTGGACAGACATTGACCACTGCTTCTAGTAGTGCCGTGACTGACAGCATTCAGAATGTATCGCAGACCAATACAAACACTGTAGCGACCATTAACATTGGCAGCGGGGTGCTGAACAGAGAATATACATTTACATGTCAGATGACTGACACAAATGCAAATGTAGCTGAACGTACCATCAAATTACCGATAAGGCAGAAATAATGGCTTACAATTATCTTGGACTTGTAAACGAAGTAAACCGCAGAGTGAACGAAGTTGAGTTAACGTCTTCCAACTTTTCTACCTCTACAGGTTTCTATGCCCACATTAAGGATGCCGTTAACGCATCTATTCGTGACATCAATCAGACAGAGTTTAACTGGCCGTTCAATCATGTGCAGCAGGAAGAAACGCTGTCAGCTAATGTGACACGGTATGCATTTCCACATGACGCCAAGCTGCTTGACTTTGACAGTTTCCGCATCAAAGAAGACAGCACACTTGGAAATGCCACCACTCGTCTGGGAGTTGTCACCTACGAAGAATATCTAGACAAGTATGTAGATCAAGAGTATAACAGCACAGGACGGCAGGGTGTACCACAACTGGTGGCGCATGGCCCAGCACTTGAGTTTATCCTCACCCCTGAACCAGATGCTGCATACACTCTGGTGTACGAATACTACCGCATTCCTGTAGACCTTGAGTTGCATGATGACGTACCGGCAATACCGGAACGTTTCAAGCATATTATTGTAGACGGTGCTATGCACTATGCATATCTGTTCCGGGGCAACACACAAGACGCACTGGTAGCAAAGGAGAAGTTTGAAGAGGGCATTAAGAACATGCGTTCCATGCTAATCAACCGCACATATTATGTGAGGTCTTACATGATCCCACAGAACACAGGTGGTGGTGGTAGGACGGGCTACGCGAGGTTGCCCATCTAATGGCTGACGCATGGCAAACTTACCCTTTTGAGTTTCGCGGTGGGTTGATTACTAATCTTGCTCCCACCCAACAGGGTGTGCAAGCACCGGGGTCAGCACGTATCCTGCGTAACTTTGAACCGTCTATCTTCGGTGGGTACAGACGAGTTGAAGGGTTTACCAAATACGACACAAACGCACTAAGCAATACTGGTGTAGTTCGTGGTCTAACTAGATACAACAGTCAGGTATAC